ACTTAAAGGCGGGGTTGGTAAGTATGGTCGCTTGCTTGGTTGGTTATATGTTGGTGATGAGGAAATATCACTAAACGAAATGATGATCACCGAAGGATATGCGTGGGCATATGATGGAGGTACAAAACAGAAGAACTTCGATGAACTCCGTGAAATTAGACGTAACTTCGGAACTCTGCTCTGATCTAGCATCGCTGATTAGAACAAAGATTTCAAGGTTACCACATTTAGAAGAACTCTTTTCAGATTATGATGAGATACATGACAACAATGTATCCATCTATAATAGAATGTGGGATGCTAGAGGTTTACGGAAGTTACATATAGAAAGAGCAATAACAAGTAAAGGGATCGAGATACTACACTGTGTATTATTTCCAGATCCAGAGTTTCCTATTCCTATTTTTGGATGTGATATAGTAGAAGCAGGTGGTAAAGTAACTGCTGCTATAGTTGATATATCACCAGTATATGAAGTAGATTATAGTTTAGGTAACTTAAAATATGATTTTAAAAAAGTTAGAAACTTACCAGAGTGGGGTGAGATATTTTCACCATGGTGTAAGTTTGTAAGACTAGACGAAGATGAGTATGATAAGTTTTTATTAATGTGTAGTGATTACCTAGAGGTATTCTGTCATATAGTTAGAACTGCAGAGAGAGAAACGGAATGGCAAAAGACTATGAGAAGGTATGATGATCAGTTATGGTACTGCACATCACAGATGAAAAATAAGAAAACTGAGGCAGTATTATCCCAATGGTTCGATAATTCGTGGGCAACTAAATACATACAGAATGTACTATTTGACAAACCCAAACTATGAGAGAGAAAATGATCAGTGCTCTTCTTGCTCACGCTCAAGGAGATATTCAAAAGCACAAAATGAATGTAGAAGTATACCTTACAAGTCCTGTTGGTATAGGAGAGCATTCAAATGTAATGGAAGCAATCGAAGAAGAGTTGAATATGATTGCTAAGTATGAAGATCAAGTATCTGTTATTAAGAAACATTTTATCATTAAAGATTAATGGCAGTAAAGCAAGAACTATATCTTGGTAACCCCAATCTTAAAAAAGCAAATGTCTCTCAGAAATTTACTAAGAGACAGATTGCTGAGTTCTTGAAGTGCGCTGATAATCCTGTATACTTCATACAAAAGTATATTAAGATTGTATCTCTAGACGAGGGTATCATACCATTCAAGATGTATGATTTCCAAGAGAGTATGGTAGAAAGTTTTCATGCGGAAAGATTCAACATAGCAAAGTTACCTCGTCAGTCTGGTAAATCTACAATCGTTACAGCATATCTACTATGGTATGTACTATTCAATGACAACGTAAATGTCGCAATCCTCGCAAACAAAGCAGCCACTGCAAGAGAGATGTTGGGACGCCTACAGTTATCTTACGAGAATCTTCCTAAATGGTTGCAACAAGGTATACTGGGGTGGAACAAGGGATCCTTGGAGTTGGAGAACGGGAGTAAGATTCTGGCTGCAAGTACTAGTGCTTCTGCTGTTCGCGGTATGTCCTTTAACGTTATTTTTCTGGACGAATTCGCGTTCGTTCCGAATCACATTGCTGATCAGTTTTTCAGTTCTGTGTATCCAACAATTTCATCTGGTAAGAATACTAAAGTTATTATTATATCAACCCCACATGGGATGAACATGTTCTACAAACTGTGGCATGATGCTGAACGTGGACAGAATGAATACGTTCCAACAGAAGTGCATTGGTCACAAGTTCCAGGCAGAGACGAGGTTTGGAAAGAACAAACTATTAAGAACACATCTGAAGCACAGTTCAAAGTTGAGTTTGAATGTGAGTTTCTAGGATCTGTTGATACACTAATAACTCCAAGTAAACTTAGGACTATGGCATACCATGATCCTATAAAAACTAATAGAGGACTAGCATTATATAAAAATAGAGAAGAAGATCATAACTATATCGTTACAGTAGACGTATCTCGTGGCGTAGGTCATGACTATTCCGCATTCACAGTTATAGATGTATCTGCTGTGCCATATGAAATGGTAGCAAGATATAAGAACAATGAGATCAAACCCATAGTATTACCCAACTTAATCGTAGATGTAGCAAAGAACTTTAACAATGCATACATCCTATGTGAAGTAAATGATATAGGTGGACAGGTAGCAGATATTATACAGTATGATTTAGAGTACGAAAATTTACTTATGGCATCTATGCGTGGTAGAGCAGGACAACAATTAGGTCAGGGATTCTCTGGTAAAAAGACACAATTAGGTATCAAGATGTCAACTGCCACAAAACAAGTTGGATGTTCTAACCTCAAAGCATTGATAGAAGAAGATAAACTAATCATACCAGACTATGATACTATTGCAGAACTAACTACATTCATAGCAAAAGGACAATCATTCCAAGCGGAAGATGGATGTAATGATGACCTAGCAATGTGTTTGGTTATATTTGGATGGATGGCAATGCAACCATACTTCAAAGAGATGCATGATAACGATGTTCGTGCGCGGATATTTGATGATCAGAGAGATGCTATTGAACAAGATATGGCACCTTTTGGGTTTGTAGATGATGGTCTTGGAGGTGACCAGTTCCAAGATGCTCAGGGCGATGTCTGGAAAGTCGCGGAATATGGAGATAAATCTTACATGTGGGAGTTTAGGTAACGTTTCATTTTTATAAATATCTTATAGACAACCAGAATTTACGGACCTACACAGGAGAAATTTAACATGGCAGCAAATCAATCTAGTCCTGGAGTTGTTGTACAGGAACGAGATCTGACCACTATCACTACCCTTACAACCGCAAACACGGGAGTAATCGCAGCACCTTTTGAACTAGGTCCTGTCGAGGAGATAAAGAATATTGGTACAGAAAGAGAACTTGTAGCAACATTCGGTGAACCAAATGAGTACAACTATGAGTATTGGTATACTGCAGCGCAGTTCCTATCATACGGTGGACTTCTCAAAGCGGTTCGTACAGATAGTTCAGCACTAAAAAATGCAGTTGACGCAGGTACTGCAGTTAAGATTAAGAATCTACAAGACTACGAAACAACTTACCTAAACGGTACTAACAACTGGAAGTGGGCAGCAAGAACTCCTGGTACTAAAGGAAACTCAATCGGAATCTTCATTACAGATGCAGGTGCTGATCAAATTGCTGTAGTTCCTGCACCTGGCTCAGGTAACGATCATAGATTCGTTTCTGGTGAAGCACTAAGTGCAACATCTGGTGCTGCAGGTAAGGTCTTTAAGTATAGTATATTATTAACAGTTGGATCTGTTGTAGGATCATTCGCTGCAGGTTCAACCGCAACAATCAGTATTTCTGGTTCTGCACAAACAGTTGATGTGTTAGCATACGATGCAGACAACGGAAAGATTGAAATCGGAATACCTTCTGGTGGTATTACTGGTATCATTGCTGACGGTCAGACTATTACTCAAGGTTCTAATACTGCTGTAATCAGTGCATCTGGTATTGAAAGAAGAGTATATATTGCTAAAGATAAAGGAAGTATCGACTTTGCTGCAGCAGATAGCATTGCAGATACAAACTCTACTGCTGTTTCAATCAGTTCAGTTAGAGTTGAGTATGATGAAAGAGAGTACCTACCTTCACAGAAGTGGGTAAACGTTGCTCCTAGACCTGGAACTTCATCCTTTGCAACTGCTAATGGTGGATTCAGAGATGAAATGCACATTCTCGTCATTGACGTTGATGGTAAGATCACAGGTAACGCAGGAACATTACTTGAAAGATATATCGGTGTTTCTAAAGCAGCTGATTCTAAGTCATCTGTAGGAGAAGCAAACTATTATGTAGAAGTTATTCAGCAGAAATCTGAATACATCTACTGGGGTGAGCACGAGACAAGTTTATTTGATGTAGACAGTGATAGTGGAGTATTCGGTGGAGCATCAACTGTATCCTTCGACCTATTCCTAAGTGCAGCAGGTTCTACTGACTATCCTGCAGGTGCAACCACAGTTGCTTCAAAAGGAAATGCAACATTCTACTATAGATTAGCAAATGGTGCTGACTACGCAGTTGGATCTGGAGAGTACACAGTTGCTCAAGGTGATGTAACTACAGCATACGGACTACTAGAAGATCCTGAGTCACAAACAATTGACTTCATTCTTACTGGTCCTTCTGGTTCAGATGATGCAGCAGCACTTGCTAAGATCACAGCACTAGTAAGTATTGTTGAAGAAAGAAGAGACTGTATGTTATTTGTATCACCAAGAAGAGGAAACTTAATCGGTGTATCAAGTGCAGCAACACAGACAGACAATCTAATCGCATTCTTCGATCAGTTACCTTCAAGTAACTATATGGTATTTGATTCTGGATACAAGTACATCTATGATAAGTACAACGATGTATACAGATACGTTCCATGTAACGGTGACATCGCAGGTTTATGCTTACAGACAACTGAGGTTTCAGAACCATGGTTCTCACCTGCAGGTTTCCAACGTGGTGTTATTAGAAATGCTATCAAACTAGCATACACACCTAATAAGACACAGCGTGACAGACTATATTCTGCAAGGGTTAACCCAATCGTATCATTCCCAGGTCAGGGTATCGTATTATTCGGTGATAAGACTGCTCAAGGATTTGCATCCGCATTCGATAGAATCAATGTAAGACGTCTATTCCTAACAATCGAAAGAGTTATCTCAGGTGCTGCTAAGGCACAACTCTTCGAGCAGAATGATGAGACACAAAGAGGATTCTTCCTTAACATTGTCGAACCATATCTCCGTGACGTACAAGGACGTAGAGGAGTTACAGACTTCTTAGTCAAGTGTGATGAGAGCAATAACCCACCTGAGTCAGTAGACAGAGGAGAGTTTAATGCTGAGATCTATGTTAAACCAACAAGGACTATTAACTACATTACACTAACCTTCGTTGCTACCAGAACTGGCGTCGCATTCACGGAAGTTGCTAACTAAAACGTAAACAAAAAGCTCTGAAAATACGCTTTGTTCTAAATAATAGGACAAGGCGTATTTTTATTGAGATTTTAACATGTCAAGTATTTCAGAATTTAAATCAAAAGTCGCTACAGATTTCGCAAGACCTAATCTGTTTGAGTGTACTTTGAACTTCCCAGAAGTCAGTGTAGCAAATGGAACTGCACTTACTGACCTAGGTAAGTTTACAGTTAAGGCAGCAAACCTACCTGCCACACAGTTAGGCACAATCGAAGTTCCTTACAGAGGAAGAGTTTTAAAGATTGCGGGAGATCGTACCTTTGAACCTTGGACAATCACTGTAATGAACGATAAGAACTTCAAACTAAGAGATGGTTTCGAGAAATGGACTGAATCTATCCAAGCATACAGTCAGAACGTAACTACATCTGGTATCAACATTAATAACTACTTTGCTGATATGTTTGTGGTACAACTAGATAGAAACACTGGTGGTAAGACAACACCATCCGCAGGTGGTACAAGTGATAGTGCTAAAGGTATACCTCATAAAGAACTAAGAGGATATAGATTTGTAGATGTATTCCCAACAAATATCTCCGCTATTGATCTAGATTTCGGAAGTAATGACGCAATCGAAGAGTTCACTGTAGAGATGCAAGTACAATACT